GCTGATCTTTAATGTGTCTTTGATTACGATATGAGGAATTCCGCCATCGTAAATAGTGGCGAGTAAAGTATTTCGTTCTGTATCGTTGAGAGTTAGCTCGTTCTTTTTCGTTGAGGATATAGTCTTTGATTTGGTCATCTGTTTTATCTTTAAAATTCTTTAAGTTTTTTAAAATATTTATCTTCTTTTGTATATCAATATTATCGTTTCTGTATAACCCCTTATATTTCCTGGTTTTGTGATCCCATGATTTAGATCCTCGATGATAGGTACAAAGATATTTCTTTTTCGTAGGGGTAAAGTATCCCTTACATAGACAAGGTTTACCACTGTGTCTAGCTATAGCTTCACATCTAATCTTTATCTTCGGCAATGGGTCTACCCTTATAATCTAAATTGTTTCGTTTATTATACTCAACTTTTTCCCTATATCTAGGATTAGACATTTTCTTAATCTTAGTTAGTTCCTTAATAATTACATTGGGATTAACGTAATTAGCTTTGCTTTCCGCAGCAAGTTCCTCTTTTCTCGCAATAGCTAACTTAATATAATAGGGATTATTCTTATCCATTTGTAAGTCTGTCAGGGGGAGCTTCGCTAAATTGTCAATTATAGATTGTTGATTACCTCTATTCTCTCTAATCACATCCTCTATTGTATTAATGTATACTTCTTCTACTAATACTGTTCTTTTATTACCATCAGAGTGTTCTTTAATACTCATAGGGTGTTCTTTAATACCCATGTACTCTGTTTCCGCCTTTAAAAACTTAGCGTTTACGACATAGGTTTTTCCAGACCTTCCTTTAATAGATTTAATCACATTCATAGTCTCTAAAGTGTCGATACAGCGTCTAACTGTGGACCTCGATAGCTTAGTATCCTTTTCTAAAGTTGAGTATCTTAAATCACATTGGTAATTGTTTTTCTTCCACGCATATTTAAGGATTGCAAGATAAACACATAGACAAGTAGCCTTTCTTTCGCCTAATTTGTCTAAATGATGGTACAATTTGTACGTTAGGTGTAAAAATCCCCTAGTTCTTAGCATAATTTTTTACCTTTATAACAATTATTCTGTACAAAAATCATGGAATTATTTTTGTATAGCATAATCACACACCTTCTGATGTTGGTCTTGCAAGGAACGTAAAACAGATACCCACTCCCCCTCAGACATAGCGATTAGAGGAGCATTCGGTATGTCCACACGCCTAACTTTGAATTCTAGGCTATCATGGGTGGATTTCTTATAAAACACTAAATACGCAGGGATATGGCAGGATTTTGCGATCCATCTAGTCACATTGGTATATTTGACATAGTTTCCTGTGTCATATACAGTTTCAATCAATGCAAGCGGTTGCCAACAACCTTTATTATAGCAGCACTCAACAGAGTCTATATCCACCATAGCAATATTTTCAAATCGCCTATGCCACCTTGAATATAGGTCCTTATCAAAATGTTTAGCGTATCTCATCTAGCTCTGATTTCATAATAGCTACACCTAACTCTCTTGCAATCAAAGGCACAATACTATTACCTAAAGACTTTATTCTGTCCTTTCGATCTTTGTCCAATTCAAAGGATACCCCATTAGGAACTCCACAAATTGCGGATTGAGTTTGCCACCAGGTTTGTTGTTCTTCAATATCTGTCTCGGCAATATGTTCTTCTGAGATCTGCATGGTTTCCATGTTGGTTGATACCCCATGTCCTTGTGATCCCTCGCTGTTGGAGTTGGTAGTAGTTTGTCCAGATAAATCATTGCATCCGATAGTTTTGCTCCGAATGTTGAGTTGGGTTTGTTCTTCTTCCTCAGAATAAAACCTCCATTCTTTGTTAGCTCCACTCGATTGCTCTGCTCCCCACCTTCCACGCATCCCGCTGTTGGTGTTGGGTACATCTTCACTGCTAAAGGTAGAGGCATTCCCCCTTGCTTGTATTTGTTCTGTCTCTCGTTTGCTGAGTCTTGAGTTGGTGTTGGATACATCTTTATCATCTCCGACAGATAACCACTCTTTCGATTGGTTGCTGCTCTCGATGGTCGCATTCCTTTTCTGTCTATGTGATCCATTGTGTTCGAAGTAGGCAACAATCCAGACTCGTTTCCTTTGATGCCATGCACCGATGCCTGAAGCTGGAATAACAAGACATTGGACTTGGAAACCCTCTTTTTCCAAATCATCTTGCACCTGTCTGAGGACCACGCCGTCTTGGATGTTAATAATTCCTTCAACATTTTCTCCAATAAACCATCTTGGTTTTGTTTCTCTAATAATCCTAATAGTTTCATCCCAGAGGTAGCGATCATCGTCTGTTCCTCTTCTCTTTCCCGCAACGCTGAATGGTTGGCATGGGAATCCTCCTGTAATAATGTCTGCTGCATATCTGTCTCCTTTAACATTTCTAACCTCACTTTCTATTGTTATGTTTGGAAAATTTTTCTTTAATACTTGTTGGCAAAATTTATCTTTCTCTACGAAACCAATGGTTTCAAAATAACCTGTAGACTCTAAACCTAAACTGAACCCACCAATCCCGGAGAACAAATCAAGTAGTTTTAGTTTCATTCTTCTTCCTTTCTTTTATTAATAATATCTCATTGTCTTTTTGTTCTATCTCTTTCTCAAGAGCCAAGATTATATCCGCTTGTTTTTTTATAAACTTCTTTGCTCGTTTCAATTCACTTGGACATCCCACCTCATCAAAGATCTTTGAGTTTGTCATTTCATCCTTTCGATTTTTAATACTACTTTACGAGGATAAGTTGTTACTCCACCTACTTCAAGATTACCATCATCATCAAAAGAATACGATGTAAATATTGTTAGCTTTTTAGAATCTTTATAAAGTAAATAACCTATATCTTCACAAAAAGAATAAACTTGATTGGTTGCTTTTTCTAAACTCATCCATTCAGATGATGAAATAATATCAATCCAAATTATTTTTACTTGTTTGTATTTAAACTTATTTGGTTTTTTCATAATCCCACCACGCTTGATACAAATCATTTATGGTTACTTCTCCTTCTGTAACTTTAATAATTTTTTTAACAACATCTGGTCTTGGAAATCTTTTCTCCTTACTTTCAAGGCAATACCTTTGTGAGTTGGTTGCAGGATTAATTGATTTAAATCCAAGCATAGTTCCTAAAGTATAGTGGGATATGTTTTGTTTCTTACGCCATTCAGCTAGTGTCATATTTCTCCTTTGTTTTATTATCCTTTTAGGTTGTATATATAGTGTATTTATTTACTTGCAATAGTTTTTTTTGATAGTATAAATGTGGAAAAACAAGAAAGGTAATATGATTACAAAAGATAATTTAAAACAATACTTTAATAATTTTAATGGTGGTAAAGGATTAGATCATTGGTCGCCTAGCAGCTCGCAAAACTTTACTCGATTGTTAATTAACTACTCTTTACCACAAGAGCTGCGAAGGTCCTTCTTGATTAGATACAAAGCACCCTTTGGCAACCTGGTCAACAACACTGCACAACGAATGACTTGTAATATTTTATTTCAAGGAGATAAAAAGATTACCTTGAAGAACAAAAATTATGACGAAGTGTTTCAACAAGAGTTAGATGAGATCAATAAACTAACACCACCAGTAGATGACAAAGATAAACTAGCAAGAGATATGATGGTTAGCTTTGCACATCCAACAATCCAAAACTTAATGGAATGTATTGTAAAAGTTTTTGGTGGCGAAGATTTAGTAGCTGAACGATATGTGTCTAGCAAAAGCGAAGAGATGATCCATGACATCATAGGTCGTATTGATGTTGAGAGCAATACAAAAATATTAGAAGTAAAATGTAAACCACCTACCATAAAAAAGAAAAGAGGTAAGGATGAATACTACATGGCAACAACGCAGTTACCAGAAGAACCAGACCCAATGCACATCTCTCAAGTTGCCTTCTACTATCACTGCACAAAAAGAAAACCATTCTTGGTTTATGTAAATGAAAATGAATACAGATTGTTTGATGATGAATACTATCAACTAACACCAAATTATTTAGAAGAACGATATAACTTGATGACCCAAAGATTAAAGTCATGGGAAGAGTTAATCGTATTCTGTAAAGGAGACATCAATAAGCTAGCACACTTTGCAGAACCACCAGAATTAAATCATCCTTTTTATTATAGGGATTTAATAGACGAGCAAAAACAACAAATCAAAAAACTATGGGGGTTAGAAACATGAAACTAAACATATATCAAAAACTACATAAGGCAGCTTGCGAAGCTGGAGGTGTGGCAAAGGGAAAGAAAGTTCCTGGTATGCACTTCAATCCTTTGCAACATGATGAGGTGCAGAAGGTAGCAATGGAGGCATTGTTAAACAATGGACTCTATCCTGTCTGTACTTACACTAATCATGTCAATGAAAACTTTGTCATGGTTACTTGTGCTATGAGAATACATGACGTTGAAGAACCAGATAGCTACGTTGATATTAATGGATGTAGTGCAATGGGAAACTTAGATAAGTTTGGTACTGGTAATGGTATGTCTTATGCTAAGAAGTACGCATTTTTAAATGCACTTAATTTAAAAACAGGTTTGGATAATGATGATGGTTACAAGGCAAAACCTTTTGACGATCCTAAACCTACAAACAATATTCCACAAACAAGAATAAGTGGTACAGGTCATCTCGATATGAACATCGATATGAATCAAGTAAGAGATGCGATAAAATCTATTAATGATATTTACGCATTGAGGAAATTTAAAAAAGACAATCCTAGCTTATTTGATCCCAATAAAAATCTCAGAGTATACCGACAAGTTACAGACTTGTATGATGTACATGAGACTAAACTAAACCAACAAGGAGTAATATAACATGAGTGATAAGATATATATAAAACTTACACATAACGCAGATAAGCAACAAGGAGATAACAGACCAGTTTTTGTTGCACCTATCAATCCAAAAAGTCCAGAAGGTAAAACTTGGAGACTTGGCGTAAAGATTGGAGATGAATGGTACAACCAAGCAGGATTTGAAGATCTTGATGAGCAAGGTAATCCCACAGGAATTATCAATGTTGTCTTGACACCTTCAAATACAGGTCCATCCGCTGCCAAGCCTAGCGGACAGCAGCAATCTTTTGGGAACAATAGGTTTGCAAAAGGTCAAGGATCTGGGTATAAACAAGGTAATTACAATCGATACTAGATTGTAATCAATGGTGTGTCGAAGTTTTTTGGGTCGAATCATGCTAGACTTTCCCTTTCTATCTAGTAGCTCCCTCTTGTTTTTCTTTGGCACACCTTTTAAAATATGAAAGTAACAGACATCAGTAACGAAATTAAAAAGAAGGTTGTTCAAGATCGAGAAAAAGATTATGGAGATTACCAATACAATTTTAGTATACTTTCAGAGCTGTTTACATTAATATTAGCCGACAATTTAAAAAAAAAACTAAAGCCATATCAAGTAGCACAGCTCATGATCACACTTAAATTATTCAGAAGTACCAAAGGTTTTAAGCCAGATAACTACACAGATTTAAGTATTTACAATGACATGGCATTTAATCTACACAAAAAAGATATAGACAAAAATGATAAAAACAGATAAATATTTAAGAATTAAATCTGGCGAAGCTAGTTTCCAGCTGGTTGAAAGATTTGATGAAGTAGAGAAAGCTGCCGACCCCAACGCACAAGGGGAAGTTGTAGAATGTAAGATCGATAATTTAAAGATTGATTTTACCAAAGTAAAAAAGGAGAAGGATGAACGAGCTAAAGACTCGTCTGCAAAAGCTCAAGGATCTTCAAGCGAAAGCTCATGAAGAATACTTGGATGCCAAGAGGAAAGTTGAAGAGAAGCAAAAAGATTCTTTCAAATTGATTTGGCAGATTGAGCAGACAAAAGAAGAATTAATGAGAAGATAGTCATTAATTTACATTTTTAAAAAAAAACAATAAAACACTGTAGGGAATCTATGACTTCAAAACAAAAACAAATCTTTAGAGAGCTAAGATTAGCTATGAAAGCTGGTCAATATAGCAACTTATCAAGTAAAGAAAAATTAATTTACAAGAATGCTTTTAAGAATGGTTATAAACTAGCACAACAACATAAAAAGAAAATTAAAGAATACAAACCAAGAAAGATTATTAGTTATCAGTTTAGAAGTATAAGTCCGAAGATCGTAGAATCTGTAATCAATAGAGTGTGTGTAAAGTATGAGGTGCATAAGAAAACTTTATTGGGAAAATGCAGAACTCAAGATGTAGTTCGTGCAAGAAATATCATACATAATATTTTAAATGATAAATATCAAATGAACTTGTCAAGTATTGGTCGACACTTTGGACAGGACCACACTACAGTATTACATTCAATACAAATGAAAGCTAACAAGGAAAGATTTTGGAGTCCAGAACAAAAAATATGGAATGAGTATTTAGATTTAATTAACTAAGTTCTTGCGTAATTAGGTTTCTTACCTGATCTACCTCTGCTCTCAGCTTTTTGTTTTCTTGATACCGCAGCTCTTCTTTGACTAGCTGACATAGCTCTAGCTTTTGCAGCAGGTACACACTTAGGATAGTTTCTTCTTTTCTCACCTTTGCTACGACCACACTTAGGAAAGCCACCACCTTTTTTAGGATTAGCAATGTCTACCCAGTTAGCTTGTACCCA